TACTTCTACACTAGAGCCACGTCCGTCGGCTGTTTGCGGGAAAAAGTAATCTTCGTTGGTTTGCAATGGATTGTATGTGGCATCCATCATGTTGACACCGCCCTGTGTTTGTGTGGGAATACGGCGTTGACTGATCTCGTTCTTCACACGATCCACAAAGGCCATGGCCATGTGTGTTGGCATGTTGCCCACATCAATCTTGAACATACGGCGTTCTGGAGCACGTTGCACACGATAGATAATGATTGAGTCTTCTAGTAGTTCTTTTTGTTTGAATACTTTGAAAACGTTTTCCAACACTGAGTTACCAAACGGCCAAAAAATGTCAAGTCCTTCAGTCAAGCTCAAGTGTACCACGTGTTCTGCGTTGATAACTGCTTCGTTTTGTGCGTGACTGAATCTTGATCCACCACTATACGGGCTGCGTGGTTGCACATAAGCACCCGACGGACCGCCAACTTGTGGATGGTTAGTAAACGTATCTGACGTGCTGACTGCGGTTACAGTCATGTTTTGGAAATTGGGGTTAATGTCTTTGATAACATACTGCTCGGGCTTTTTGCCATCGCTTTCGTTAACAATAACTTTGGTAACTTTTGACATTTCAACCCAGAACAGCTTGAATGTTTCTGGATCACGTATAAACACTTGATCGCCGTATTTGATGGAGTTACGGAAGATTTTGAAAATACGTTTGTTAAATTCGTTCAGTGTGATCCACTGTTGTAGCTGCTCTTTGATAATCTTGACTTCGTTGTCGGTGGGCTTTTCGTGAAAGTGTATGTCAAATGCACTGAGGTTTTCATCGTTCTTCTGTGTTGAGAATTCAGCTAAAATGTCCAGTGCAGCATTAACTTCACTGTCCATGTCCATTTGTTCGTACTGATTATAACGCTCAATACGGTTTGGGTGCCCAATGTACACCTCAGGTAGTGTGCTGGCTGTGGCACGATACGCTGGGTTTACTGCCTGGGCAGTGCTGCCCATTGGACTAGTCTGTCCTTGTAGATTACCGGTTTTGAAGTACTTTTTCCAAGATCCTCCTGTTGGGCCCTGAGTTTTAGTTGGCATTTAATGATTCCCTAATTGCTTTATTTCTTGCTTTAAGTGTAGCCGATATCTTTGCAGCTCTAACTGGATCGTACGGTCTTCCTAAATTAGCTTGTCTTATTTTTTCAGCATGTTCAGCAGTTTTAGGTTTACTGTAGTTTTTCTTATGTTCTTCAGTTCTAACTTTGCCTAGATTTCCTTGTCGTATTTTTTCAATTGATTCCAGAGAATGTTTCCATCCAGCATAACATGCCCATTGATTTATTTTAATATTTTCTAATATCCCACCATCAACTTTTCTACCATATTTTAAGATTAAATCTTTTTCTAAATTTTTAGCAGCTTCGTTGGTTAAATTATTTTCAATGATTACTCTACGTTCTTTTGGCGGTAGATCAACACCATGCTTAACATTAATTCTATTTCCAGTTCCCTTACCAATATAATAAGGAGTACCTTCTTCAGTTAAGTATTGATAGACATAAAATCTATTATCGGCCATTATATATTCCTACTGTGCAATATTTACCACACGTTATGCAACTGCGTTGTGAATCTTCTTGTTGAGGTCCACACTGGCACGTAGGTAATCATTGGTTTGTTTTTGTTCTTTCAACATGTCCTGCATGAGTTTGGCTGTGTTAGTTTCTCCTCCGCTGGTACTGCCACCAGTTTTGTTTCCGCTGCCAAACATGTGATCTAGTACACCAACTGCTGCCATCTTGGCTAGATCTGCTGCTGTAGGCAAGCTCTCATTGATCTTTTTCATTGCCCCAGCTACTGCCATCAACCGATTGGGATCCAACTGCTCAAATTTTTGTACGCCTGCTACCACAGCATCAAACCCGCCTGCACCACTTACTAGTCCCGCTAATGCTCCTCCAACACCAAACGGCAACATGGCTATACCAACAGCAGCTATGCCCGGAGCAATGGCCAGCAACTGCAAAGGGTTGACTTCAGTTGCCATTTTGATCAGGCTATCAGCTAGAGTACCTAGAACTGCACTGGCTGCTTTGCCCATTGCTTCAATAGCAGGTGCAGCATATTCTAGCGCTTTGCCCAGTCCCATTGCTGTTAGTGTAAATGCTGCCATACCTGCCAGTGTTGCAGGATTTGCCAACAAAGCGAATCCTTCAGCAAGGCCTTTTAGTCCCCCGCCAATGCCGCCGCCGGCGCCTCCGCCCACAGCTCCTCCAACTTTTTCCAGTGCCCCACCAGCTCCGCCTAGAGTTTTTTCAAGTACTGATCCACCTACACTAGCCGCACCTTTGGCTGCTACTGCGGTTCCTGCAAGGGCACCAAACCCTGCTACAATTGCCTGTACTATCATTCCAGTCCATCCACTCATTGCACTGGCTAACCAAGATCCTCCGCCAGCAGCAACACCCACAGCACCTTTGATCTGGTTAATTGTGGTAATCAACGCATCTTTAAAAGCTGGCAAGTGATCACTTGCAATTTTTTGCATCTGTTTGGCCATGTCTTGCTGTGCAGACATTAGATCAGCGGCAGTATCTTTACCTTCTTTACCAGCTTTTTGCTGTTTTGCAATCTTGTCTTTTTCTTCTTGAACGTTGGCACTGCCCATCTTGCCGTATTCTTTCATGGCCTTGGTAGCCATTTCGTCCAGTCCTGAATACCCGTGCTGTGCCGCAGTGGCCAATGCACCTTGATTGGCCAACTGTGATTCAATTTGATCTCCGTATTTTTTACGCAGATTCATTTCAGCTTCGGCATCCAGTTTGCCTTGTTGGGCCAATCTGAATTCTTCTTCGTGCATGGCCTTAAGTGCAGGGCTTGCCTGTTCTAGTATGGCCACGTTTTTATCTGTAACTGCACCGCCGTGAGCTATACGATCTTGTATGGCTTTGGCACTGTCTTCAGTCATTGCACCTAATGCTTTATTAAACTTGTCACGTGCAATAGGATCCATCTTGGCCAGTTCTTGTTGCATTTTGAAATTGTTTGATCTGGCTTCGGCTTCTTGTTGCTGTTCCTTTGCGCTCTTGCCTGTCAAGTCTGCTACTAGTTTAAGATCACGTGCATACTGTTCTGTCAATGCTGCAACTTGTTCGTCGCTGGCCTGTAGCTTACCTGCAGGCCCAGCCAAGCGTGCCATGGTAGCTGCATAAGCATCAGCCTGTTCTTCCATGGTCATGCCCAGAGCAAACATACCGTTACGTGCAGCATCACCACCAGCTTTCATGGCCGCTGCCATTTTTTTGCTGCCTTCTGCAACGCCTAGACCTGACTTGGTAAAGTTTTCAGTATTGGCTGCAACTGATTTGCTAAACTGTTCTACAGTCATACCGGCACCAAGTGCAGTGGCAGTCATGGCCTCTAGCCCGCCACTATAGACTGCACCCACAGACGACATTTGTCGGAAACCATCAATCATCTTGTTGGTTTCTTTCAGCATAAAGTCAATGCCAGCTTTGGTTAATTCTTGTATAGCACCAACTAGTCCGCCCAGCGCCTGCCCAGCAGCAGCCATGTAACGACCATTGTTGTTGCCTTCTTTGGCCATTTGATTACCAATTCGTATCATGGCATCAGTGCCAACTTTGAATCCTGCGCCCATCGTATCGATGTTGCTTTTCATAAAGCTGGCGGCTGTGGCCATGGCATCTCCGCTGGCCATAGCGCTGGTAGCTGCACCCATAAAGCTCTTGACTAGCCCGCCAACTATAACTCCACTAAACTTGGCGGCAGAAGATTCCATAACTTCCGTAGAAGTTTCCAACTCATCTGTCCAGAGTCCCAATGCTTTTGCTACTTCTTTATCGCGCTTTTCTTGTTCTTTGCTCCGCTTCATGTCTTTTTCATGCTGGGCGGCTTTTTCGCGATCAATTTCGTCGGCCATGTTAGTCCTATAAATATGTTAGTATATCAAGTATTTATAGGAAAAAACATGACACAATTTGCTCCACAAGCAATACCCAACCAAATTGCCGGAAATAACCCGTTAGCCAAACATTTTAGGCAACCTGCTATTTTTACACGCCTGATCAGCGGTGGCAAGTACTGGCCTGATGGCGCATTGGATTTACCAGTAACTGGCAAGATTCCCGTGTATCCTATGACCACACGAGATGAGATCACACTGAAAACTCCTGATGCCCTAATTGATGGAACCAGTGTTGTTAATGTGATACAGAGCTGCTGCCCAAATATCAAAAATGCCTGGGAAATGCCCAGTGTTGATGTTGATGCTATCTTGATTGCTGTGCGTATCGCCAGCTATGGTGGATCGATGGGTATTGAATCAGTTTGTCCTCACTGCAAGAATGAACACGAATATGATATCAACTTGAGCAGTATACTTGACACCATACCAATGCCCGACTACGACACTGAGCTGCGTATCAATCAAGAAATTTCAATTAAACTGAAACCCATGAATTACTTGCAGGTAAGTCGTGCAGGCACTGCTGCATTTGAAGAACAACGTTATATACAGTCGTTGAGCACATCAGATGCCACCGATGAGCAAAAGAAAGAGCAGTACGGTCTACATTTGGAAAAACTGGTTGATCTCAGTATCAAGAACATTGTCTACTGTACAGAAGCTGTTATTTTAAACAGTACAGAACGTGTGACTGATCCCAAGTACATCTCTGAATACTATGCAAATGCTGAAACTAGCGTACTAAAGAAACTGCAAGATCGTATCAAAGAATATGCAGATATCACTGCGCTCAAACCCATGACTGTGCAATGTACTGCTTGCCAAGCAAACTTTTCATTGAGCATTCAATTTGACTATGCAAGTTTTTTCGGCAAAGGCTTTTGACTCTAGACAACTCTGAGATTGTTGAATACATTGGTAAGTTCGACAAAGAGACAAAAGCCCTCAAAGAAGAAGCACTCAGATTTTGTTGGTACATGCGCGGAGGACTCAGCTATGATGACGCATTCATGCTGAGTGCAAATGAACGTGATATCATAGGCAAAATAGTCAAAGAGAACTTAGAGACAACCAAGAAGTCAGGTCTTCCCTTCTTTTGAATATATGTCATTCTTTTAAGATGTACTACGTACATCTGTTATTTCGCTTGCGCTCATAACTGTATTTTCTGTAACTAGAGCGAAGCGACTTGAGCGAAGCGATATATACTGTTCATCCAGATCTATCAGTCACACTTTGCCCGCACAGGGCAAAAATGAATAGTTCGCTTCATCCGAGTCGACACCAGTCACCGGCGTTAGAGCAATTACAGAGGCGGTTGTCCGGTACCTCGAGCTCAGTTCTTATCACAACGGCAATTAATACTGTATACGCCAGCATACTGTATTAACCTGCTACATCACTGTAGCGTCTTTTCAGCCATAAAAATCGTCTTCAAATAGCAAAACTGGGGCATTTAACCAGTCGTCGTCCTGTCAAGGATAGTTGCTAAGTGCTCTGTACGGCGCAGAGGCTTCCGTCCCCCTTTTTATCGGGTTGTCGCTAGACACACGTTTTAAGACCTGTGTGAGTCGTTATCCGTTTAATTTGTTTATAATGTGGGAGCCATGAACACGAACACTAATTTGTCCGTTATAATAATCTGTTGATTCTAATACTCTATGTGTAAATTGTTCTCTAGCCTCAATGTAACTACATTCTGCTTTTGATTTGCAATAGTAAAGTATTTCTCTGGTAAAGTTTTCGGTGCCATGAGTTTGAACGTCTCGGTTTAGTTGATCGTTTGAGCCATAATAGGTAAGCCAATCGCTGTCCACTTTGCTGCGGATCTTTTGCTTTTTCTTTGTGCCGTTCTTGAGTTTTACTGTTTTATAAGAGGTTTTTGCGAATTTCGCTAGTTTTTTGCCTATGTACTTTTTGCCAGATAGATTATTGACAATAATGTAAACAAAACCAACACAGTCCTCTGGCAATTCAGTGACTTCTTTTCCTTGATAGATCCACATTAGATGTTATTCTTTCTAATAGCCGATCGACCAAGGGTCCATCCGGGTCCCGGGCACTCTCTGCTCTTAA